ATACTTCGAGACGCCCATCATTGCCGGCGCTTCGGAGGCGGTGAAGTACTTGGCCCTGAGGGCGTGCCATTCAGCGCTGCCCTGAGCTACATTGTGGATCTTCATTCGGATACTCCTTCGATGGGCGCAAGGTTCTTGATCTGTTCGATCTGCTGCTCGCTCAGGGTGTATTTGCTGCTGACAGTGGCGATCAGGTGGTCCGGTGAAGACCGGCCAGCCTCTACGGCGGCGCGCCACTTGGGGAGGTTTTCCTGAAGCTTTTCGTCTGGGTAGTCGTCTAGTGCGGTGGGCTCTGGATGAGGATCTGGCTGCCGCTGCGTGTTCACCTCGCGCGGCCCATCTTCGAAAACCTTGCCCTCCATCTCGTCAGCCGTAGGGGCTGATCCGACCTCAGGGAAGGCCTTGCGCAGGGCTTGCGCCTCGGCGCACTTGGCAAGCTGTGCATACGCACGTTTGAGCCACATCGCGTTAGGCGCCAGGGTGTCCTTCTTCGCGGTGGCGTAGTTTTCTAACCATCGCTCGCTGGCGGTGAATTCGGCAACATGGCCGCCAGTCATCTGCCGCCTTACGGTGATCCGACACCATTCTGGAAACGTGACCTCCACACCGCCGAGATTCATGGTCACGGCTGGTCCATACTCAGGCTCGCTGATCCCGGCGTATTGCCCAGTACGTGCTGCCTGGATGCGGTAGAGACCGACACCCGGCATAACGGTGTCCACCATCTTTCCGGCTGACTTGCTCCAGATCGGAACGATGTGCACCGGTTTGAGCATCGGATCAAGCTGGGCAGCCTTGCAGTAGGCTAGGACCATCACTACCGAATTGCGTTGGGCGCCTGGATACAGGCTGCCGCTTAGGACTTCTACGAGCGCATCTTCGCTCATGGCCGGATGCTGATCGGCCTGTTTCATGACTGCGGACATTAGAAAACCTCGCGCCAGGCCGGCGCCTTCAGTTGAAATGGGAAATGCCAGGTCACCCAGGCACGGAGGTACGCTCCAGGCCCTGGCTGCGGTGGATGGTTGCGCGCTCTCGGCCGCTTACGCTCCCGAAGGGGTACGGTTATCCCGAAGGGCCGCCGTGCTCGGCTACGTGATTCAGGAAGTGATGCTGCCGGCCAGGGCGCTGGCCAACATGAAGGCCGTGCAGGCGAAGAGGGCAGAGAAGGAGCCGCGCCAGATGACCAGGCGGCGGGCGCGCTGATAGTTAGTCATGGCGTCACCGTGGAAGATTTGGCTTAGGGATGCGCTTGAAGTTTTGAACTGGCTGAAGCTTCGATACGCCGTACCAGTGGCACTGCGGGTTCTTCGCGATTGAGCGCATGGAAGCAAGAATGCACTCTTTGTGCATTGGGCCTCGGAACCCACCGCCCAGATAATGACGCAGCCGCTCATTGAACTTGATCAGGTCAAGATTACTGTGGAAGTAGCGTTGGCTCATGCCCGCACCTCATACCCGACCGTCCACACACCGCACCAGCAGGCGCGGCAGCTCCACGCCTGGGGGTTCTCGATGCTGGCCAGCTCGGCTTCGTGCATCGCTGCGGCGAAAGTCGGCCCCTTGAAGACCATCAGCAACCTGCCATCCGGCAGGGCCATCGACTCGGGCAGTTCGGCGATCTGCTCATCAATGAGCGATGGGAAAACGGGAGTAGTCACGCAGCCTCCTTGCGCCCATCAACGATCTTGTTGAGGCGCCCGCAGTAGTGGTTGAACTCTTCGATGGTGAGGCGCTGGTCGGCCAGCATTTCAGTGAGGAGCTTTAGGACCATGGCCTGCCAGGGCAGTGGCGTCTCAGGGTGAGCCATGGCCTCAAGCTCTTCGTCGATCAGGACGTGAGGGCTTTTCATAGGCGCGCCTCGTCTGCCTCGTACCGCAGACCCTGCTCGGCGTACTGGTCGAGCATCGACTCAGCGATCTCGTACAGCTTGCCTCGGCAGTGATCGCTCTGGCCGACAACATCCTCGACCATGCTTTTCACTGGGCCACCGGCCTGTGCCTGGAGCAGGAGGAGGGCCAAGGCGTTGAGGTCGTCCTTCTCAGCCTCCTGCAGAGCGCGAAGGTGCTCGGCCACCTTGGCCACGAACTGGTCTTGGCGGACGCCAACCGGGCCACCAAAGCGTTGCCGGATAAGCACGTCGCAGCCGCCTACCAACTCTTCGGCCTTGCTCTCGATCCAGGCCTGAGCCGCTTCCTGATGCGCCGAGTCGTCGTCCGGCTCAGCATGGTCATACCGCCATTGTGCTGCTTGAAGTGCGCGCATGGTCGCCTCCAGGTGGTGGGTTACTCGGTGGGTGGCTTGATGCAGGTGTGCGGCTTGCCATATTGGTCGGCAAGCATCCACTTACCGGTGGGGCGAGCCCAGTGCAGGCCAGTGGCTCCGCAGAACTTGCAAGCGTTTCGGCGGTGAGCAATCACGCCAAGCTTGTCGGCTCTATTCATGGCGCTTTCAGCCATGATTCCGAAGGTGCCGCCCGCTTTAGCGTTCCAGCGGATCTCGGCGTAGTGGTCGTCGGCGATTTCGCCCATTTGGAAATCCTCTGCAACCGCATTGATCAGGTGCCGGGCACCAGGGACCAAGCTGGGCGTGAAAAGCCAAGCCCGGCACCTGTCGATGCGGTCGTGTGTTAAGGGAAGGGGATGCCGACAATGTTCGTTTGGGTGAGCCTTACTATTCATAAGGATCACGGTGATGCGCTTTACGATGTGTCTGCATCGGTGATCCACATTCCGGGGCAAACCGGGTGTCGGGACGCCTCGCCAAAGGGCGAGACGCTACCCACGCTCACAATTCGCGGCGATCAACTCGCGTTCAATGTGGATCACCGATGCAGCCTGCGATGTGGAGCAGGGCATCGGGCCGTCTTTCCGGCTGTCAGGGAATCAGTGGAAAACGACAGCTACGAAAGGCGCCCCATCCCAGGTTTCGATCAAAGGTCGATAGTCGCAACCCTGCATCATCGCCACAGACATCAGCACCACATCACCCATCATGGGAGCTCGCACGCTAACCAGTACTTTGCGCATCGTCTTGCCCTCCAGGGCGGTTGATTTCCCGTCTGGCCCTGTCGCCAAGGCCAGCCAGTGAAATCTGTTCTCTCTCAGGCCCCGGTCGCTCACCCGGTATCGCGCTTCCTGCATCTGTCGAGGCATGCGCGCCGCTTGGATGCCGCGCTATTGCGGCACACCTGATCGCACCAGAGCCCTGCGGGGATGGTGGCCTGCTATGCCTGCAGGCTCGGCGGTCTTGGTTGTTAAAGAGCGGTCGGCTTGAGGGCCTGTCGAGGGGCTGAACCGTCTCGATGGGCAAAATATAGGGCAGCCTTTATTTCGAGTCAACAGGTTTGCCTTTATTTTTTCGTAGGTCACAGAAAACCCGCTCAGCGGCGGGCTACAGGAAGGGGATTTCAGGCGCCAGGGCGGCGCGCGGGCATTAAAAAGCCCGCGCTATGCGGGCTCTGAATCATCAACTGAACAGCTATGGCTTAGATGCTTGCAGAAGTGATCGCAGCTCTTTGCCATCGGCATCAATCTTACTGATGACCGCGTCGAATTTGCTATCGACCCTGTCGAATCGAGTATCCACTCTTGAGAACTGGTTGTCGGCTTTCTGGGCGGCTAGCTGTAGATCCGATTTCGTTTCGAGTCTAAGCGATGAAATCTTTCCGTCTAGAAGGGTAAACATGCCGAGTCCGGCCACAAGCACAACGGCGCCAGTGGTTATGACTGTGAAATGCGGTGATTTGAGGAAGGTAGACCATCCGGTGTTCGTTGTCATTGGCGGCCCCTCCTTCTCTGTTGACTGGATATCATCATACGATTGTTCAGCGCCAATACTAGCATGACCGCCGCTCTGAACGTGGGATTCGTCATGGTCAACTGAAACCCGTCGGTATGAGCTCGATGCGGGCTGCGCGAATACGTTCACTTGGGAGACGCTACCGACGCTCGCATTTCCCATAACGAAAACGGCCAAAGGCTTGCCCACCGACGAGTCGAGAGGGGCGGCGTCTCCAGGTGCTGTCACTGGCCAGCTTCTCCCAGGGTATCCATGATGGATCTAGCCAGAGCCCTTGCCAGCTGCGGCTTCATCATGACAGATGCAACCACCGATTCAATGACTTCGAACTCCAGAGGATCGCCCCTGGTAGCGTCCGCACGAGGATGCATTTGCTCTTCGATGAAGCATATGGCAATCGTCGATTTGTCTTCCCTGAGAGATGCAACCGTGGCTGAATCCACGTGAGCCGCCACGAAATTTCCTGCCTTCCTGATCGGATTACCCAATTTCAACTCCTGATTTGCCATAGTTTTTACTCAAAGCAGCACTGAGTACCAGAACACCTTACCCAGCACGTTGATCCCGCTCTCAGCCAGCTGCTGGGCGGTGTACTCTTCGTCCGGATGCTCGTCCTGGTTGAAGCTGCGGAAGCGCAGGCCGCCGCCCGGCATCCGGTACAGCGTCTTGACGCGCAGCTCGCCGCCGTGGTCGATGGCATACATCTTCCCGTCCTTCACCGCTGTCGACGATCTGTCGACGCCAACGGTGCTGCCGTCCGGTAGAACCGGCTCCATGCTGTTGCCATGCACGGTTACGCACACTGCCTGGTCAAACTGCACGCCCTGGTTGCGCAGGGTCTGCTTGCCGAAACGGAGCTTTCTGCTGCTCGACTTCTCGATAATGGTACGTCCCGATCCAGCGGACAGTTCAACTTCCTTGAGGAACGGCACGTAGACCTCGTCGTCGTCCAGCGGGGTGTCATCGTCCCAGACGGAGATCGGGCCGAGCATGGTGGCATTGGCCACAGGTCGCGTCCGGTCCACTGAACCTTTACCCTCGGACAACCAAACAGGGTCTACGCCACAGGCTTGGGCCAGTTGGACTAGGTAACCGCTTGTGCGCGTGAGCCCCCGTTCGATCTCTGAAACCGAGGCTTGTTTGATGCCGACACGATCGGCTAGCTCGGCCTGTGTAAGCCCGGCATTTTTTCTTGCCTGCTTCAGGCGATCTTTGAGTTCCATGGCGGCAAATTTAAAGGTCAACCTTTGTTCTTGCAAAAAGGTGTTCCTTTGCTCTAGCATAAAGGCATCCCTTTAAATGGCGGAGAATTATGAAAAATCACTTTGACGAGCTGGTCAGGCATTTCGGCTCTCAGCAGGCGACCGCAGACGCACTGGGCGTAAAGCAGGGAACGGTAAGCGGATGGGTTCGCGGCCTTCACGGCTGCACTGCCGAGGTAGCAATCAAAGCCGAGATCGCCACGAGAGGACTGATCAAAGCTCGCGACCTTCGCCCCAGCCTCCCACAGCAAGCGGCCTAACGAATTTCAACCACAAAGGAACCCACCGTGTCGTACTTCGACCCCGATCACCTGCACAACAAGCCCACCAAGGTTCGCTTGGATGAGGCTGCCGACGACTTGCTTTCGGCGATGGCTCGTTTCAAGCGCACGCAAAAGGCTGTGCTCGCCAGGGAAATACTGGAGCGCGGTCTCGACCAGATGATGCAAGAGCTTAACGCGAACACTGACGTGGCCTGAAGTGGCCGAGGAGGCCCTGTGCCAGAAAGCAAAGAGCTGGATATCCAGCTCGACGGGAAGGGCAATTCAGATCTGGCGTATCTCGCCAGGCAGAAGGGCTTAACCCCTGAGCAACTGGCGGCACGAATCATCAATGAGGCTCTCGACCGGATGACGAGAACAGAGCCTGGCCGAAGCAACGTTCGGTCGTTTCGCAAGGGCTTATAAGCCCCTGAGGGACTCATGAGGAACTGCCGTTGAACGCAGCAAAACCCAAACCGCAGATACGAAAAAGCCGACGGGCTAGGTCGGCTAATTCAACTGCATTCGTAACGCTTGTGTGAGGTCATCATATATGCACCAGACCATCCAAAGCAATACCGTGGCCCTCGCGCCACAAAACGCGAACCACGATTTCGTGGCGCGCAATCATTTCGAGCAGGCCGTGAGTGCCGCTCGCCAGGTTCGTGCCCAGTACTCGCGCCAATCTAAACGACAGCTCGTCCGTGAATGCCTGCAGCACCTGCACGCGTTCCTGGCTGCTCCTCGCCCTGGAGCAGCCCATGAGTAACGTCTTCACCTTCAAATCAGCCGGGGGCTTTACCCGGATGGACAATCAGCTGATGGACGCTCTGGCAGCGGTTCACCTGTCGCCAGCTGAGTTCAAGACACTGCACGCGATTGCTCGCCTGGTGATCGGCTACAACCTGACAGAGCGCCGCATTACTGCCGACGAAGTGGCCAAGATGACCAACATCCTGCCTGCGCACGTTTCGCGTGCTATCAGCAGCTTGCTGGCCCGTCGAGTGCTGTACCGGGTTGGTGGTAGCCGTGGCGAAATCGGCATTTGCTCGCCTTCTGAATGGGTGTACCAAGAGCCGAAAAAAGATCAATCGACTCAACCAAAATCAGTCGAAACTACCAAAATTGGTAATTCCGACAACGTAACGAAACTACCAATTTCCGACGCCTCCCCTCTTTATACGAAAGAAAAACCCCTAGTAACTGTTCCTTCGGAACAGATTACTGCCCCCCGGGGGGCGGAGCCCGCTCAGTCGGAAGGCAAGCAGGTTGTGTTCACCGGCGAAGACTTCGAAGTCGACACCACACTGATCACCAAATGGGCAGAGGCCTATGCACCGATCGACGTGGAAGCGGAGATCAAGCGTGCGGCAGCCTGGGCCAGTGGTAGCAAGCCGAAGAAGGACTGGCGCCGCTTTCTGGTCAACTGGCTGGGTCGTGCGTTCAAGCGCAGCCCGAACGGTGCCAGCGAGGCCGGGGTGCCGGTGGACAAGATCATCGACCTGTATCACAGGGTCTGCCCGAACCTGCCAGCCGTGACCGTGAAGAGCGACAAGGTTCTGCGCAGCATGATCGCCGAGCGCTGGAACGAGTCGCCGGATCACCAGAGCGGCCAGAGCTTCTGGCTTGGGTTCTTCCAGAAGGCCAACAACCGCAACCAGGTATTCTTCCGAGGCCAGAACGTCCAGCCGCGGCTGGAGGCCCTGGTCAGCCGTGCAGTGTTCCGCGAGATCTCGGAGGCTGCGCAATGAACGAACTTCACAGCCTTGAGGCCGAGCACGGCGTAATTGGCGCCATGCTTCGCCAGCCGCACCTGATCGATGTTCTGTCCGACGCTCTCGCGCCAGAGGCCTTTGCGTGGGATGACAATGCCGACCTGTACCGGTTGATCCTTGAGCTGCACGCCGACGGCAAGCCGATTGACGTGATCACCGTGAGCGACCGCCGTGCTGAGCTACCCAGTGGTACTCGGACGCTGGCATACGCCGGTGAGATCCAGGCTAATACCCCAAGCGTGGCGAACGCCAAGGCGTACGCCCAGATCATCCGTGACCGGGCTATTTGCCGTCAGCTCGCCGCCGCCGCCGAGCGCATCAACGAGGTTGCGCACGAGCAGGCCGACATCGAGGACAAAATCTCGCTGGCCCAGTCAATCGTGCTAGGCCTTGACGCATCCGGCAACGATGGTGAGTGCCAAATGATCGGCGACATCATGGCCGAGCATGTGGAGGTGCTTCAGGAGCGTCTGGATCGCTACGAGAACGGCGTTTCGATGGAAGGCCTAGGGTCAGGTATTCCTGACCTCGATAAATTCACACAGGGCCTTAAGCCGGGCCAGATGATCGTGGTTGCTGGTCGCCCTGCCATGGGCAAGACCACGCTCGCCATGAACGTTGCCGCAGATGTGGCTATCGCCCAACAAAAGCCGGTGCTGGTGGTGAGCCTGGAGATGACCAAGACCCAGCTCATGGACCGCCTGATTGCAGCTGTCGGGGGTATCCCGCTGCCATCGCTCAAGACGGGCGTATGTGCAGCTGACTACCGGGTGGAGTTGGCGGCCGCCACGCTCAAGCTGCGTGACGCGCCGATTTGCGTCTCTGACGTTCCGGTGATGACGATGCCTCGAATCCGCTCCATTGCGCGCCGCTACGCGAACCGCATGGGTGGCCTTGGGTTGGTGGTGATCGACTACCTGGGCCTGATGGAGGGCGAGGGCAAGGGGCGAACCGAGGACGTCACCGCCATGTCGCGCCAGATCAAGCTGCTGGCTCGCGAGCTTGGGTGCCCAGTGATCGTCCTGTCTCAGCTCAACCGCGGCTGTGAAGCGCGCCCAGACAAGCGCCCAGTGCTGAGCGACCTGCGCGAATCCGGCGCCATCGAGCAGGACGCCGACATCGTGATGTTCGTTTATCGCGATGAGGTGTACCACCCAAACACCCAGGACAAGGGGATTGGGGAAATCCTGATTCGCAAAAACCGTGACGGTGAGATCGGCTGCGTGCACACCGCCTTCCAGGGTGACCGCTCCCG